GTCAAGCTGAATGAATATTATATGTGGAACATTGAACCAAACAAGAATCAGAACTCTTCGGCCTTTACACACAAACTCATAAGCCAACTTTACCGATTTAACGAGTGCCTGGTGATTGAGGAAAACGGTCAACTCCTAGTAGCCGATTCATTTCAGCAAACGGAATATGCATTATTTGACAACCTATTCCAAGGCGTGACTGTTGGCAATTTTACATTCCAAAAAACCTATAACATGTCTGAGGTGATGTATTTCAAATTATCTGAAAAGGATATGCGAAAAGTCACAATCGGCATTTATGAGGGATATGGCAAATTAATTGCTTACGGAATGAAAGCATATCAGAAGTCCAGGGGTAACCGCGGGGTGCTGAACTATGAAACTATAGCACAAGGAAACGAACTGGCGAAAGCCGCCTTTGACGATCTTATGAATAATAGGTTTAAAAAGTTTTTTACTGCTGAAAATGCAGTGCTACCATTACCAAGAGGATATGTATACACCGACATAGGCTCAAAGACATATTCCAACGAGGGCACAAGGGACATACGCGCCATGGCGGATGATATAAGTGATTTTACTGCAAAGGCTTTTGGCATCCCTCCAGCTCTAGCGAAAGGAGATATTGCAGGTATAAAAGATGCTATGGTTAGTTACCTGACGTTTTGCGTGGATCCTTTAACAGATATGATCTCGGAGGAAATAAACCGAAAACGAAACGGCTATTCTGGATTTTCGCAAGGCACTTATCTAAAAATTGATACTAAGAGTATTTTACACGTCGACTTGTTAAATGTATCAACTGCCATTGATAAACTGATAGCTTCTGGAGCGTTTACAATCAATGATATACGTAAGCTTGTAGGTGAGAATGAAATTGATGGACCGTATGCAAATACGCATTTCATCACAAAAAATTATAGTTCTGTTGAAGATGTTTTGGCAGCTTTAGGAGGAGGTGAAAATATTTGAAAAAAATGTGGGAATTTAAACAGGCAGTTAATACCGATACGCTGGAACTGTATATTTATGGTGACGTAGAAGATATTGCAATTGATTACGTCAATTGGACTTATGTCCAATCTGAAAATTCAGCTAAATATTTTAGGGAGGAATTAAGCAAACATCCCGATGCTAAACAAATAAACATCTATATCAATTCATATGGCGGCAGTGTGTTTGAAGGTACAGCTATTTACAATCAACTCAAACGTCACCCAGCTCAAAAAACAGTTTACATCGATGGTTTTGCTTGCAGTGTTGCATCTGTTATTGCTATGGCAGGAGATAAAATTGTAATGCCTAAAAATGCAATGATGATGATCCATAACATGTGGAATATCGTGATGGGAAATGCAAAAGAGCTCCGAAAGGCTGCCAATGATTTAGATGTAATATCCGAGGGTAACCGACAAGCATATTTACAAAAAGCAGGGGATAAACTCGCAGAGAATAAACTTATTGAGATGCTTGATGCTGAAACATGGCTTACCGCAGAACAGTGCATTGAGTATGGACTTGCTGATGAATATGCTGAAAAAGAAGCAGACCTTACCAAATCTAAAGAAATGTTACAGAAGGTGAACCTGTCAATCGCACAGCACATTGAATTTAATAAGTCTTTGGCGGCACAATTAAGAGAGATTGCAGAACCAATTGAAAAATCTGTGGAGGTGATCACTCAAATATCTAAAATAATAGAACCGACACCAGAACCAAAAGAAAACAAATTTATCAAATTTATGAGTGCACTTTAAGTGCAGAAAAGGAGAACAGCAATGAAAAACAAAGATATTTTGCAGACAGAAAAAACCATAATCTTGCAGAAACTGAATCAAGCTATAAAGGATGGCAATGAGGAAGCTTTTGCACAGGCATTTACTGATTTTTCAATGAACATTCAGGAATCAGTTATGGCAGAAGCACATTTGATGGTACAGTCAGCAGATTCCACAGTTCTGGCATCCCGCGGAGTTCGCCAACTTACCAGCGAGGAAAACAAATATTATCAGGCTGTTATTGAGGCAATGCGCTCCAATAGTCCTAAGCAGTCACTTGCCGACCTCACTGCTGTACTTCCAATCACCACGATTGACGCAGTGTTTGACGATTTGCTCGCAACTCATCCGCTTTTGAATGTGATTAACTTCCAGAATACAAGCGGATTGATTGAGTACATCGTAAACACAAACACCAAACAGCTTGCAACATGGGGTGTTTTAACCGCTGCAATCGTAACCGAGTTAACGAGTGGATTCAAAAAAATTAACATGACGCTGATGAAATTATCTGCGTTCCTCCCAGTCGCAAAGTCGATGCTGGACTTAGGCCCTGCATGGTTAGACAGATATGTTCGCGCAATATTAGCCGAAGCGATGGCTTTTGGACTTGAAGCGGCTATCATCAACGGTACAGGTCTGAATATGCCAATCGGTATGAACAGACAGGTGCAGGACGGCGTTGTTGTAACTGGTGGAGTTTATCCTTTAAAAGCAGAGGTTCCAGTCAATGGCCTTGATCCTGTTTCATACGGTGATTTGCTTGCTACTATGGCGATAGATTCAAAAGGAAATCCAAGAGTTGTCAACAGCGTGATAATGATTGTCAATCCACAGGATTATCTTCTCAGGGTAGTACCCGCGACAACCGTCAAGGATGTGAATGGACAGTATGTTAACAATGTATTTGCATTTCCAACTACGGTTATTCAAAGCACCGAAATTGCAGCAGGTAAGGCAATATTCGGACTTGCAAATCGTTATTTCATGGGCATTGGTACAGCTAAGTCGGGCAAAATTGAGTTTTCAGATGAGTACCATTTCCTCGAGGATGAAAGAGTTTATATTGTTAAACTCTACGGTTATGGTATGCCGTTGGATAACACAGCTTTCGTTTATGCAGACATAAGCGGATTAGTACCGACAATCCAGACAGTTTACAATATCCCAGTAGTCTAAGATGAAAGTATTAGTGGTTAAGACCTTCATCGACAGAATAGACGATATCCTTTATAGAAAGGGAGACAAAATCGAAGTAACACAGGAGAGGTGTGGCGAAATAAACGCCACTTCTCTTTTTATTGAGGAAATTGCAGAACCCAGTAAAAAGAAATCCACAAAAAAGTAGGTGATTAGATGTTACCTGAAGAATTGTTAGAACCAATTAGAAATTATCTTGACATAACCTGGGTGGATGATGCCGGAGACGAAAAACTCTCCGGTATCATTGCTCGTGGTATCAAATATATCGATAGTATTGCGGGGGGAACGATGGATTATTCCATTGAGGATAAGCCGAGAGAACTTCTTTTCGATTATTGCAGATATGTTAGATCTAATGCCCTGGATGAATTTATGAATAACTATATGCATGAGCTCTTATCCTTACAAATACGTGAGGAGGTAAAGGCTTATGCTGAAAGTCAAATCATCGTTTAATGATGGAATAGTAATAACTTACAAAGTAGGTAATACCGCACTCCCAGGGGATATGCCAAAAGAAGGATTAATATTACAACAAACTCTGAGGTATAAGGAGCGAACCGTAGGACTCAACCGTTTTTACGCGGCTTTGCAGAACAGTATCAAGGTTGACCTTGTTATTCGCTGCCAACAAATACGTAGCGTGTCCACACAGGATGTTGCGATTCTGCAAAATGGGCAGCAATATGAAATTAAGCAGATACAATATCCGGAGGACGTGGACCCGCACGTGATGGATTTGACACTGGAAAGGTTAGGTGAAGCGTATGGTATTGGTTGACATTAAGGCTGCATTGCTCACGGTAACCTCTAACTTGCGCCACTATGACGCGACAGGCTTAATCGTGCCCTACATAGTCTGGTCTGAGGACACTCAGTCTGACGCTGTATACGGTGATGGGAAAATGAAAGAACAGGCCATCCAGGGGACGATCGATCTGTTTACAAAAACAGAATACGACTCAAAAGTTAGCCAAATTCAGATAGCTCTTAACAATGCTGGAATTGGTTTTTACTTAGACTCAATCCAGTATGAGAACGATACCAAGTACATTCACTATCAGTGGATCTTTAGTATTCCAATGGAGGTGGTCTAAATCGCTAGAATGACTTTTATGGTTGGCGACGAGTTTGCCATTGCCCTTTCGCATCTTGCGACCCAATCCGATGAGATCGCCAAGAAGGCTATTTTTGAAGGTGCGAATATTATAGCGGATAAAATCAAAAGCAATCTTGAGGGGGTATTATCAGAGGAAGCAACTGGGGAACTGGTTGCCTCTTTTGGTGTTACACCGATTGAAAAAGACAAAAACGGAAACTGGAATACAAAGATTGGTTTTGACGGATATGACAAAGATGGTGTAGCAAATCAATTAAAAGCTAGAGTTTTGGAGAGTGGTTCTTCTAAACAACCGAAAAGACCATTTGTGCGGCCCGCAGTAAACGCAACTAAAAGACAAGTAGTTGACAAAATGGGTCAAGTAATAGATGAAGAAATAAAAAAACTAAATTTATAGGAGGAAATGTTAGCAGAAGAAAGGAATGATCTTGACATATGGTAAAGCTATTATGCTTATTAGGAATACATAAATTAATATATGCCAATGAAAAGGATATGTTTGGGTATAGTTATGTATGGCAACCAAAAATATGTAAAAGGTGTGGAAAAAGGATAATAAACAGCAAGCCGTGAAGCACTCATTACAGGGTGCTTTTTTAATGCAAGAAATTAAATTTATAGGAGGATAACAATATGCCAGGAATAGTAAACAGTGCAACCACAGGCATAAAAAAATTAGTATATGCAATTATGACAGACGAAGTGTTGGAAACTTACGCAGAAGTAAAACAAGCACCACCGCTCATAAACATTAAAATAGTTCCAAAAGTAGATGCTGTTACTTTGTATGCAGACAATCAAGCTGTAGAAACCGCTACAAGTGTTGGCGATATTGCAATAGACTTTGAAACGCAGGACATGCCACTCGAAGTACAAGCTGACTTTTTGGGGCACGTTCTTGATCCACTGGATGGTAGCATGATATACAACATAAATGACAAGGCTCCCTATCTTGCATTGGGATATCAAAGGACTAAGGGTAACGGCAAGAATAGATATGTTTGGCTATACAAAGTTAAATTCCAGGAAATCGCAGAAGAAGGGGTAACCAAAGCCGACAAAGTGACCTTCCAAACTCCAAAGGTAACCGGAATCGGTATTGCTAATAAAAAGGGGGATTGGAAGAACGTTGCTGATGAAGATTCGGGGACAACTCCTGTTGTGGACTTCTTGGCAACCGTCCCAGGCACAACAATTTAATAATATTGAGGGTTGAGATGCCCTCTTTTTTACTTATGAAAATCTTAGGAGGATTATTGTGGAAATAAAATTAAATGGTAAAACGTATGTGGCAGATACCGTAAAAGCCAGAGCATTTAGAAAAGCTATAGAAATTACTGAGCAGATTGACTTTAACAAGTTGAAGACAAAAGACTTGGATACGCTTATAGATTTTGTAGTGGATGTATACGGGAAACAGTTTACGAGAGATGAGCTTTATGATGGGCTGGATGCGGACAAGTTAATATCAACTCTGTCTGAAAGTATAGGTGGAATTGTAAGCGGGGTTGCAGAAAAACTTGAATCAAAAAACGAGTAGGCGGAGGTAATACCGGAGAAACATTATCTCTGCGGGACTGGGTTAAAGAATTCTACATTAATTTACTCGATGATGCCTGGAAGCTGGAAGAAATCGAGGAAATAGATATAATGTGGTATTTTGATTTAATTAACTACAAGGAAGAAAAGGAATATAAAGAACAAGTAGCAGCAATGGACGATGCAGGATTATAAAAATATTTTAAACATCTTGTAATAATTATCCTAACTAATGATATAATGCAATTGAGGTGATTATTTATGGTATTATTTGAACTAAATGGTGTAAATGGGCAAATTGAATTGCATGAAGACAAGGTAGTTATTAAAAGAAAAGGTGCGTTATCCAAAATGACGCAAGGTTTTTTTAAAGGCGATAAATCAATATATTTAACACAAATTTCAGGAATTCAAATGAAAATGGGTACTTCACTAACAAGTGGGTACATTCAATTTACATTGTCAGGTGGAAATGAAAATACAAGGGGAATTTTTAAAGCAACTCAAGATGAAAACACATTAATGTTTGCAAAGAAAAATAATGAATTAGCTGAAAAAATCAAATTAAAAATTGAAGAAATAAAGCAAACAATTCAAAGCCCAGTGCAGCAACAGTTAAGTGGAGCGGATGAGATTATGAAATATAAAGAATTATTAGAAAAGGGAATCATAACAGAAGAAGAATTCAAGAAAAAGAAAGAACAGATATTACAGTAAGCACAGAGAAAAGCTTAGAATACTTAAGTTATAGCAACATTTTGGCATCCTTGATAGGGTGCTTTTATTATGCCCGAAAGGAGGAAAACACACATGGCTTATGATATCGGCCCTAGAATCGGTATAGAAGGTGAAGCAGAATTTAGGAAAGCTATTGACGCACTAAATACTAGTTTTAAAACTTTAGGCACTGAAATGTCTGCGGTAACATCTGCGTTCGATAAAAACGACAAAAGCAGTAAGGCACTAACTGCTCAAAATGGCGTATTAAATAAACAGATTGATACTCAAAAAGATAAATTAGTACAACTGAATTCCGGCCTTGCACAAGCAACAACGAAATACGGAGAGACTGATAAAGTTACGCAAGGCTGGCAACAAGCAGTCAACAAGGCTACAGCTGAATTAAATAAGATGGATGCAGAGTTAAGCAAAAATAACAAAAGCATAGACCTGCAGAATAGCAACTGGACTAAAATGGGAAAATCCTTAGACACTATCGGTACTAAAATGAAAACTGTAGGTGCAGGGATGAGCAGCGTTGGACAAAAATTATCAATGGGTCTAACTGCTCCTATATTGGCAGCCGGGGTAGCGTCTGCAAAATTAGCATCTGACTTGTCTGAAAACATGAATAAAGTTGATGTGGCGTTTGGCAAAAATTCTGGGGAAGTTAAATCCTGGTCGGATACTACGCTCAAATCCTTCGGCATATCCAAGGGGTCTGCGCTGGAAATGTCCAGTTTGTTCGGCGACATGGGAACGGCTATGGGTCAGTCAACAGGTGAGGCGGCTAAGATGTCAACCGGGTTAGTTGGATTAGCTGGGGATTTAGCCTCATTTAAAAATATTGGCATAGATCAGGCGCAGGATGCCCTAAAGGGCATATTTACGGGCGAAGGTGAAAGCCTTAAAAGCTTAGGAATCATCATGCAGGACTCCACCTTGAAAGCGTTTGCACTAGCTACCGGACAAAAGAAATCCTATGAGGAAATGAACCAAGCCGAAAAGGTTGCACTTCGGTATGCCTTTGTTATGGATGCCACTAAGAACAGCCAAGGCGACTTCGCACGAACGAGTGAAGGCACAGCCAACCAAACACGAATATTTGGCGAAACCATAAAAGAATTAGGGGCAAACATGGGTCAATATATATTACCTGTTGTTACGCCGATAATCGCAAAGCTATCCGAATTAGCGCAGTCATTTGGGAAACTTGATGAGGGAACAAAGAAAACAATCCTTGTAGTTGCTGGGATAGCTGCCGTAATAGGACCATTAGTAACAGTAATTAGCAGTATAATTACAGTTGTTGGCTGGCTGTCGGTTGCGTTTGGCACAGTATCCACGGCGATAGCGGCGGCGGGTGGAGTAATTGCG